AGCAGCAAGCTGGAGCATACACACACACACATTCATACAATACATTAAAGTATTTACCATTTATACGCCATTCATACAACACTCACACTCTCCCCCATTAGGGAATTATATAGGGTTTTCCTTAATTGTCTTCCAAGCCAGGACACCTCTAACAATTCTAACTATCACTGTAGCAGCTATCCCAATAATAGTAAACGTGGTAAAGCTTGTCAACAAGCTACTCCAAAATCTCATATCGGTTGCAATGGATTTGATTTGCTCTGAAGTTGACTCAATGCTGTCAATAGTTTTGGTTAAATCTAATGACCCTATGAATGTATAATTGAAGTTAATTACTTTGGTATAATTTATGCTTTTGGCATAAATTAGGCAAGCTCGTTCATCTGATATTAATTCTATGGTAAAAGGCTGTGGATTGCAGCTTAGATAATCAATATTGAAAGTGCAATTGCTGACGAAAGGCACAATGCCATTGTTCTTATTGTCATATGATTGAAAAATGGCATAAGGTCGTTGCACGCAGCCAGTGCATGAATAAGTAGTTAACAGATTAAATTTGCAATTGGCCAATTGGACATGAAGGTTGATTAAATCAACATTTCCAACCATAAGTGTACCAGTACCTACAATTGGAGTCTTTAACATCACTGAATCACCATGATTAGTCACTCTAAACAAAGTCCTTTTGTTAGGCCTATTTTTAAGGGTCATCCTAAATCTGTCAAATTTAGGCTCAGGTGCTGTACATTTAGCCATGCAGATTTTAGTGTCACATTTTACCATGTGGCTATTGTAAGTTTGTGTTTTCTTATCTAAGGAAACCTGGAAGTCACCTACCTTGTCAGTCTCTGGCATGTTTAATTCAGATGCTGTAGTTTCCCAATAAACTCCATCAATACTAATCAGATGTGTTTCAACATGTTTCCGTTCAGATTCAAAGTTGGTCAGGAACATAGGTATTCCTTTATTATTATTTGGTGTGAAATCTGTCAGAGATGTAGAAGGCCGATTGACATTGAGCTTAGTAGTGGTAGTATGTCCTTTGTATTTTGTTTTAAGGACAGCCTCCCATATGCTACTCTCTAATTTATAAACTTTGTATAAGAAATTCTTCTCCCTAATCCACCAGTGTATATACACACACATTGTTGTGGAATCACAATAGGTGTCACAATCCAAGGTTGTTTGGAGACAAGTATATCCATTGATTAGAAACTTGTTTCCAAAATTTGGGTAATGGAAACCATCAGTGCAATAGTCACTATAACAATAACCTCTTCTTTCACAGTTCCAATGACTTTCAGATTCCAGTATAAATGAGCCAGTATAATATATTGCTGAGTATGAATTTATCAGGTGGGTTTCGTCTAGCCAAATTTCAAACATTTCACCATTGATATCTTTGAAACAAATGGTCTGGCCTAGTGATAATGGTAAAGAATACATGTTCATGCTATGGCAACCTATGTCATCACACAATTTGCCATCAGCTTTTAGAAACAATGTCTGGTCACATGATGAAACATAGCTAAACAACATTAGAACTAAGCCTACTGTGTATAAACTTGGGTATATCTTTTTAGGGGGATGAACCTGGTGATAAGTAATTGCAGGTTGTGATACTGATGGTGATGGTATGGTGGTATCCTCAACTGGAAGTGATCTTCTAGCTGGTGGATTGGGAGCTTTCTTTGATAATTCACCAAGTCTAGCTTTAGCTATCTTAGCCTGTTCATATTCTATTTTAGCCTGCTCATATTTGACCTTGTTTGCCTTAGTTGCCAAATACATAGCTTTGGATGATTCGTACTTATTATCTAGTTCATGTATTTCAGTGTAATGATGTGGCAGGCCTCGAAGTTTACTAACCTTCTTCTCTCGCAATTTCAATATTTTAACTTGTTGGCTATCCTTCAGGCCTTTTACATTTGTGAACTTAACAGTTACATTAGCATTAGTCCTAGAAGTGATAGTCTTAGCAATTTTGTATGATTTGTAGTCACTATATCTCTGTATCAAATAATGCTTAGCTTTAATAATAGATGTGACTAATTTTCCCATAAAGTTGCCAAAAATACATACAGCCAATATAAATAAGACAATTGCAATCGCAAGTCCTATTCCCATTGGAACCATACCATTACTACACTCAGTGGACAACTCATTGTAGTTGCAGTAGAAACCACATGGCTTACACTTGTAAATGGATACTATGGTCTGAGTGACAATCCCACAATGGATGTCTACTTTTCCAAACCATAATCCTGGGATCTGAACCACTCCATTCCAATTGTAAGTTATGCCATTTGATTCTATTGTGCATTTTTCTCCTGGTTGGATATTAATTTCACCATAGTTGATTGTAATCACAGGGAACGTGATGTTTTCATTTGTCACATATGGGAAAGTTAGAGCTAGTGTTAATGTGAAGATTAATAGGTTAGTAGCCATGGTGGCTGTAAGTCAAATGTATTAAGACTAATTAATATAGTACTATCCTAAAGAAAGAGTAATATAATGAATGTGTTAGTTATTTGATATCTATTGAATATATAAAGTCTTATTTTAATTAATCTATTCTAATATATTTAATTTGTTTGTAATCACTTTGATTTCAATGGCTCCTGCTTGCTGCT